CTGTCTATAATTCTAAGCCAGACGTAGGTCAGTTTATGAATGAGTGGACTAGCTTGTATCAGTCACACTCAGGTGAGCGTGGTATCTTTAATCGTGAGGCTGCAGTAGAGCAAGCTAAGAAGACAGGACGTAGGGATTACGAGCAAGAGTTTGGGACGAACCCGTGTTCGGAAATAATTTTGAGACCCCTGCAGTTTTGTAATCTATCAGAGTGCGTAGTCCGCGAATCAGATACGATCTATGATCTTGAACGCAAGGTTAGACTAGCCACCATACTAGGTACGTATCAGTCTACGATGACACACTTCCCATACCTACGTAAGATATGGCAACGAAACACAGAGGAAGAGAGACTCTTAGGTGTATCTCTTACTGGTATCTTAGATAATAAAATGTTAGGAGCTAATGTTGAACAGACTAAATCTCTTCTTGAACGACTTAAAATGGTTGCTGTCGATGAGAACCTACAGCTTGCAGGTGATCTTGGCATTAACAACTCTGTCTCTATTACTTGTGTTAAACCTAGCGGTACTGTCAGTCAGCTTGTTGATTCTGCCAGTGGTATTCATCCGCGACATAGCCTTCACTATATACGCCGTGTTCGTGGAGATAAGAAAGACCCGCTCACCGCCTTCATGGTAGAGAAAGGCATACCAGCAGAGGACTGTGTGATGAGACCAGAGTCTACTGTGGTGTTCAGCTTCCCTAAGAAAGCACCAGACTCTGCTACGTTACGTGATGATCTCACAGCTATTGAGCATTTAGATCTATGGATGTTATATCAAAAGCATTGGTGTGAACACAAACCGTCAGTAACTATCTCTGTTAAGGAAGACGAGTGGGTTGAGGTAGGAGCTTGGGTGTGGAAGAACTTTGATGACATCAGTGGTGTCTCATTCTTACCACATGACGGTGGTACATACAAGCAAGCACCTTATGAGGAGTGTACCTATGAGCAGTACGAGGAACTATTAATGAAGATGCCAGCTAAGTTACACTGGGATGAGTTAATAGAAGATGATGATAACGTTGAGGGCGTACAACAACTGGCTTGCACAGCAGGGGTTTGCGAGATCTAAATGTTAGAGACAGTCATAGCTTTCTTAGCTCTACTAAACTGTCACCCACAGGACTTTGTTATTACTCCTAGTAATAATACGTTCTATCTAGCTGGGGATATTGGTGTGATCTACGTGAAGCCGGGTATGTATAAGGATCACATACTCGTTCACGAGATCTGGCATCACTGTCAATGGCAATGGGCAGGTAAGAAACCTGCCCAGTCCTATGATGAGTGGAGACGTAGAGAAGAGGAAGCTATGAAGGTCGAGGATATATTCCTCAACCTATCACAGTAGTTACTTTAGATATGTATTAAAGAAGTCTTTGTTCCTACCTAAAGATACATTCTTCTTTGTCTCAGGATCTGTATAGTATCTTTTGTACTCTTTCCTCATTGTTTCTAAATCATTCTTTAGTAATGCTTCTGTAAATTTAGGAAACTCAAGGATGCCTCCACCTTTGCCTGAATCTTTAACATTAAACTGAAGATCAAGTAACATCTCTTGTTGCTTAGGAGTCAAGTCTTCAAAAGATTTTTTATATTTGTTTGTAAGATTCTTACTTAAAACTGATTTAGTTTTAGCTAAATCTTTTTGTAGAATATCTTGAGCTTGTTCTTTAGTTAATGTCTTTAGATCATATCCATATACTTTTCCAGACTTTACTTCTGCGTCTGTAAGTTTATGTCCTATGCCTACTGTATCATTACCACCTTCAGCAGACTTATATCTAAACGGTGTCTTACCTGTATCAGTTTTTAATCCCTCTACCTTTTGTAAGTAACCAGTAAATCTTTCAGAGAACTGTGGCTCAACTAGTTGCGCTCTTGACGCTTCTATATCCGCACCGCTTCCTCCTCCAAAACCAGCACCAAGTCTTTGTCTAAAGTCTGTAGCTTCTGTTGGTGCTTCTTGAACTATTGCTGGTGGCTCTGGTGGCATAGCATCCATAGCTCTTAGTATCTCCTCTCCACCTGCTCCACTCTGTCCTATGTACGGGAACGCAGATTGTCCATAGTTAGTTACTGGTGCTGAAGGTGCTGTACCTGTAGTTGTTTGATATGTAGATCCATTTAACGGTAGATTAAAATCCATACCTCCAGATTCTAATCTAGCTTGTCTTTGCATCTCAGCTTGTATCTCTTCTCCGGGACTACCGCCACCTATGTATACACCGGGTTGACCCCAGTTTCTTTCAGCACTATATGGCGCAGTACCTGTGGTTGTTTGATATGTAGTTCCAAACAATCCTCTAGGCATATCCATACTAGCAGAGTTTAATTCTGCTTGACGTTGAGCAGCACGAGTCATCTCTGCACCGCCTGCTCCAGCACCACCCAAGTAGGGATCTCTTGAGAAATCTCTTGCCGGGTAACCAGAACCAACAACAGTAGGATTCCTTCCAGTAGCCGCAGTAACTAAATCGTATGGAGCTTCTGCTCTTCTTCTGCGTAAAGCCTCTGCTTCATAAGCTGCTGTCATCTCATCACCGGGACTGCGTGTACCAAAGTATCTATCACTCTCATACAAAGCAGCGTCTAATAAATCAGTAGGTACATCAGGAGCTACGCTAGGTGTCTCTCTATTATCTGGAACTACACCCATACCACGGTCTGATGTGAACAAACCGCCTTGACTATAACCACCCATACCACCCGCAGTAACTGGTCTAGGTCTAGCTCTTTCAGAAGGAACAGTATCCTCAAGCGTTTCTATCCTTACAACATTACCTGTGTCTTTATATGTAGGCTGTTCTTTCTTTTGTTGCTTAGCATACCAAGCACGTTTAGCCGCCATAATCTCAGGAGTCATTGGACCTTGACCACGACCTTTATGTAACCAAGTAAGATATGGATCAGATTCTATTTGTTTTTGTATTGGACCTTTTTCACCAATACCATAACGCTCCATAAATATTTCTAGTCTGCTTTTTCTTTTAGTAGCCATAGTTAGCCTCCAATGCCATACCTTTCTCTAAGTTCTGATCGTTGTTTCTTTTCCTGTTTCTCTTGATACTCTTCTACACCACCACCAAACCAGTTATACCAAAGAGATCCTAGTAAAGGAATATTCTTACCCATCTTAGGATCAAACTCTCCAGTTGATACAGCAGTCCAGCCTCCCTTAACTATGTTATCAAACATATTAAGAGGTGGTGCTACCGAATCTAAAATAAAGTCTCCAACTTTTCCTGTCTTAGCTAACTTAGCTACACCATACTGAGATGAAGCAAACACCTTGAACACATTGTCTATATATCTTTGACCTACTTCAGATTCTAAATCAATATCTTTACCAGCTATTAAGTCTTTAGCCATACCAATAGTCATATTAGATGTAGGTACTAGTAAAGAAAAAGCTATAGCATTTCTAGCAGCTACTCCTTTGTTGCCTTTCTGATACTCTTCAACTATACCTTTCCTAATTAGGTTAAGTTGTTTTAACGTAAAGCTGTGTAGTGTATATAGCATCCTACCATCTTGCATCCTCAGATACTTCTCAGGCATCTCAGCAGGAGACACAGGCTGGATATCAGAAAGTCTATTGAATAGGTATTCTTTAGTACGCTCAGTTAGTTCACCGTTCTGAACTTCTCTTACAAAGTTATCAAAGTTAGGACCAAAAGCTGTACCATATTCTTTCTTTAGTTTAGCAATACCTTCTGGTGTACGTACTTGTTTCTGTACTTGTTTCCACGCGGCATTGATAATAACATTCTTGCCTAAACTATCCATGCGCTTGAACTGAGACCAATTAAGAAGTTTATTAACAGACTCTGTTACTCTAGTACCTGACGAGAAATGTTCCAACACAGCAGAATCTAAGTGAAGATCTTTAACTGCACTAACTTTGTTTTTAGATACTAGACCTGACAAGGTGTTACGTAAACCAAACACCCAAGCAGACATACCTAAGTCACCTAGCTGTGTTAATGCTGATCCTATATTACCTAACAAAACACCATGAGCAATATCCTTATACAACCTAGCAGCTTTACCCATTGACTTATCAGCATCAACCATTACAGCATGTAAAGCACTTTGTAAACTGTTTTGTAAGTCTCCAGTCAACCCGTGGCTTTTAACCCAGCTTTCAATAGACTTCTCTATGTTGATACCGTCTTCTGTTTTTACAGCGTGCTTAGTGTTAGTCCCTCTTCCTCTGAGTTTGTCTATGTCTTGAATACTATCAAAGAACTTAACTCTTTCTACTAGCTTCTGAGCATCCATAAAATACTGCATAGATCCTGCTAACGGAGTCTCATAAAACTTTTGCATATCTTTGTTGACTGTCTTAATCCTACGTTGCATCAACAAACCTTCTTTACTATTTGTTGCGTACTTAGCTGCATACATATTTCCAGTAGCATCATTAGTACCAACTCTTAATCCTCTAAGAATACTAGTAGTAATAAAGTTCCTGTCTTCTTTTGATAATCTATCTGTAGTTGTCTTGAGATACTCTGCTCTCTTTTGCATAGCTTTTTCAATACCACTAGATAAATCAGGTGCTGCTTTCTTTAAATACTTAGATAGACCGTCAAAGTCTTTAACTCTACGTGGAACATAATAAGGATTGTCTGGTAGTTTATACTGAGCTTTTCGTAACTCATCACCCATCTGATCTATCTGACCTCTAAAGTCATCAAAGTATTTACCAGCACCGGGTTGATAATTCTCTATTAACTTACGAGCATTATTTATATTCTTTCTGTTTGCATTGATAAGAAGATTATCCAAATCATCTTTAATATTCTGTGGCATCTTCTTATAAAGATCTAACATTCCAGAAGACTTGTCAATCTTTTGCATAGCGTTGTTGTAAGACTTAAAGAAGTAACCACGAACATTATTCTTAAAGAAATAGTTAGTACCTAATGCTTCATCTATCTTACCTATCTGTTCAATGATAGGAGTAATAAGTTTATTTACTGTTGGATTAGTAGCAATAGTATTAGCATCTATACCTTTAGCAGCAAGTTCTTTTATTTCTCTTGCTTGTTGTGGTGTAGGTACTCTGATCTTATTAGATGAGTCAGCAACAGCAGCAGCTAATTCATCTGCTGTCATACCTAATTTATCTAACGCATAGGCGTGCATATCTTTAGTAGCAACGCCTTCAAGCACAGCATCAGCATAGACATCTTCTATCTTAGCTGTCATCATGTTTGCTTTTTCTACTTCTGTTAATGGCTTAGTACCTCTGCTTCTAGCAGCAAATTTAATTGCTTTAGGTAAAGCAGCAATACCACCACCTAGACCAGCAGACAATGCTGTGACTGTGGCAGCTTGCGTCCAATCAATATCTCCTTTGGTTGCGTACTGATTTAATAAATCATACTCAGCACCAAACAAAGCAGACGCTGCGGCTACTCCTTTAACTCCGTACTTAACACCGCTAATAGGTAAGAATGTTGTAGGTGTAGCAAGACTTCCTACAAACCCAGAAGCTGTAGCTAAAGCAGAGTCTTGTTCTCCGTAAGCTATGACGTTAAGATAATCACGTTGTCTGTTCTGTTCCTCGACAGCATTTATACGCTCTCGCCTCTGGTCTGTAGACAAAGAAGAGAAGTCATCACCATATAATTCTTCAATGGTTTTGTATTCACCATCCTCAAACTTGCCTACGTTATACCATCCTTGTGTACGACCTATCTTAGCAAGCGCATTAAGATCTGTATCGCCATAGACATTCCAACCATAAGACATTAAGTCTGATGATGTAGGTCTATCAATAGCAACATAGTCAGAAGTAGCGTATGACGGAGCTTCTTCTTGCTGTGCCTCAGCCTGTTGTTGAACAGGTTGTGTACCTACTAATTCTTCCCAAGTTTTATTAGCCATGTTTATGGTAGTATGTAACCTTGCGTTGATTGAGATTGTGGGTTAGGTCCAGCTAATGCTGATGCTCTATACTTTGATGCTATGTCTGGAGAAATAGCTATAGAACTTTTCTCTTTTATTTTAGGATTACCTTGAGCATCTGTATCAGTAGGATCAACAATAACCATGTGACCATCAGGAGCAATCATAACAGTTTCGTTTTCTTTAGGAGTTCTACTTAATCCTGTCTCCTTAGAGAATGTCTGACTAGTTTGAACCTGCTGTTCTCTTCCTAGAATTTTAAGAGTAGCCATATCTGAAGCTGTCATAATATCATCAGCTTCGTTAGCATCAATAAGTCTCTGAGCTTCAGCAGCTATTCTTCTAGTTAAGTTTGTGTACTCTTCAGAACCTTTACTAATTCCTGTAAAATCAAAAGCTCCGGTGTCTAATATATCTTCACCTATGGTATCTAAAGATTGTTCAGCATACCCTAACTCATTAACTCCGGGAGTCTTAGCAGTTCCTTTCTTAGTCTCTACGTACTTAGATGCTCCTTGTCCAGCAGGATAGAAGTCTCCAGTTTCCTGATCTACAGCTACTATACGCCCGTCAATAGTTCCTCCGTGAAACTTCCTACCTTCTTTGTCAACGTAAATATCTATATTCTTAATGTCTGGTTTTGCTGCAGCAATCTTAGCAGAAATATCCATAGACCTATCAAACAATTGGAAGCCTTGGTCTATATAACCACTGTCAACTAACTTACCTGCTAGTTCTTCTAGCTTGGTAGGATCATTTAGATCTTGAGCAGAAAAGTCTCCAAAGATTTTTCTCATCTCAATAGCTTTAGCTATTCTAGGATCTTGTTCCATAGCTGGGCTAACACCAAACAAACCACCTAATCCTTTAGCTATGTTATAACCAGATTGATAATAGTTACGACCAGCTAATGTTTGTTGTGCCGCTAGTGCTTCTTGTAGTTGTTGTTGCTGCCTTGTGCGTTCTTGTAACCTTTGTGAGTATACAATCTCTTCTGCACTTGGACCAAATAAAGATGCTATTGAAGCCATTGTTTACTCCTTAAGGATAATTTTTCCATGATGTAGCATTAGACGATCCATATGTATAAGGATTACCATAAGCTGTTCTACCCATCAACCCCGGAACTTGATTTATTCCAGCACCGCCTGTTGTTGCAGGTTGTTGTCTCATTCCGTACATCATACCTACGTCAGCAATTCCTTGACCAAGACCAGCTAGTCCTTGTGCTTTAGCTTGAGCAGCTTGAGACTGTAAGTTAGCAGCAGCAGTTGCACCACCTTGTAGTAACTGTGCAGCTTGACCACCAAACTGTGCAGTTGAAGAACCAAGTGCAGCACCTATCTGCATAGGCTGTTGTGCTGTTTCTTCTAGTTGTTGAGCAGCACCAAACTGACTCATAAACGGAGACAATCCTGCTGTCTGTGTTTGATAACCAGTACCAAGTAATCCTGCTCCTTGAGTATAATAATCAGCAGCTTGTCTTGCTCTTGATGACAGCATCTCTGGAGCAGATGCAGCTATCTGGGCATTACGTCTTGCTCTTGCTTCTGCCAGTGCTTGTAGTTCTGGTTGTCCTCCAGCACCTACACTTAATCCACCGCGTCCACGACCAAATACACCAGCAGCTAAACGTTGCTCTTCCTCAATATCATAAGGACGTAACAGAGCCATCTGTTCAGCTACTAGTTGCTCTTTACTTTGTGGCATATACTGCTGACCAAGACTAAACAAACCTTGAGCAGCTTGTTCAAATTGTGGTTGATAACCAGCAGCACGTTCAGCTTGCCCTAAACTTTGACCATATAACCTAGCTAGTTGATCTTGAAAAGCAACTACTTCAGGCGTAGCTTGATAACTGTATCCAGATAATCTTCCATCAGTAAACTGAGGAGTAGCTGATCCAAACCTAGTAGTAATACCTACTGGTCTAAATCGTGCTTCTTCAGCAGCTTGTCTACTAGCTTCTAGTTGAGCAGCAGAAGCCTGTTGCATAGCAGCAGCTTGTTTATCTGCAGCTTTTTTCTGCATCATTCCACCAACAACTGCGCTACCTATAACTGCGGCTTCAATTCCCATTATCTTCTCCAAACATATAAATCGTAGTCTTTGTTGTCTTTACCTACAAATGAATTTAAATACTCAAAACTAAACATTTTTAAAAATTTCTCATGCTTCTTGTCTTGTTGTTCGTGATTAGCAAATATGTTTTCACTATACGAATCTGTTATTGTTTTATATACTTCTTTTAATTTCTTCTTTACTTCTTTAGTCCACTTAACTTTGACATCACAATGTATAAAGGTATATCCGTTATATTCTTCAAAGTATAAAACAAACTCTGGTAAATCTATTAATGGTATCTTCACATTAAGCAGTACGTCTCCACATGTATACAACAACATATGGCTGTAAGTTAGCATTAGTACCTGATGAACCAGCAGAATTAACTGTTGTTGAAGATGTAATGTTTGCGTATCCAGTTCCTGTATTAGTAGATCCTGCGCTAACATAACACTGAGTATCTGATCCAGATTGAGGCAACTTAGAAGTTGGTTGATTATAAGTATGCGTGTGTCCGCTATCAGTTGAAGTAGTTGTTGCAGTATGGGTGTGACTCACAACAATAGCGTCTGCACTACCACCAGTAGCACCAGCTAAAAAACTACTACCATCATCACCTATAGCTACTCTACCTGCACCAAACGCTGCCCATGTACCAAAACCAAGAAGTGTTGCTGGGTTAGTAGAAACAGTAGCATTTGTATATATAGAACCAACAGGATAAATAGCAGCTAATGCAGCTTGTACAAACGCTGTTGTAGCTAATTGTGTACTACTTGTTCCTGACGCAGCAGTAGGTGCTGATGGTGTACCAGTAAACGTAGGAGATGCAGTATCAGCTTTAGACGTAATAGCTGTAGCTATAGCACTGTACTCAGCATCTATCTCTGATCCTTTAATTAGTTTACCGGGATCACCAGTTGATAAACTGTCTTTAGCTGTAAAGTTAGTTGCCTTTGTATAGTTTGACATCTTCTATTCCTTAAACTGTTTTACCTGTTTTAACGTAAACA